ATGAATTGTAAATTCATGATGGCAATAAGTAGTTTGTTCTTTATGCTTTGTGTACTTTCCTTTTAATAAAGCAATCCATCCTGATGGACTTATTTCTTTAATATGAAATAAACGAAGTAGTGGTGGTATCTGTGCTTCATAAATTTCAATTTTAGTATCTTTATATGGCAAACCACCATCTATTAATTTTTTTGAATAAGTTGTTTTATTATATTCATACCATAAGTTTTTTGCTTTTGTCATAGCAATTGTATTATTAAATTTTAATTGAATAAATTTATGATGTTTTTTAGCATCAAAACCATATAATTTATGTCTATTAATTAGTTTACTTGATACTAAAGAGTTCGCAAAATACTTTCCCATCTTATTTTTGATAAATGTTAAAAATTCATTTTTATCTTGTTGTGTCCAATCATCCTTCACTTTTACATAAAAATAAGGTTGGAAACCTTTAACATATATACAAGCTGTATTACCATATTCATCTATTCCAAACATTTTAACTAAAAATTCTTTAGTATCTGTATATATATCTTCTTCCTCTATACTAAGTATCGTATCACATATTTCAAACTCTAACAATTTGAATTGCCATTGCATAATTTATTAGTCTATATATTTTTATATCCTAATATTTAATTCAATTTTTAGCATAAAATAAATAATTTTATAATAATATTATATGTTTAATAAATTATTATCTAATACTTATTTTTTGATTTTTGTATTAGTAATCACTGCTTCGTTAGAATGGTTATTTGATATTAAAAATAAATATTATACAGAAATAATTAATCCTACAAGTGTTTTTGCGTTGGATACTATTATAGGTTTTATATTTTTCATATTAATTTATTTTATCACTAATAAAAACAAATATATTATAAGTGATATTAAAAAATTGAATTATAAAGACTTGTCTTATTTTTTGATATTACCCCTAATTTATATATCTATTTCATTTATACGAATTGAATTACTAAAAATGCATAATATAAAAAAAATAAGAAGTTTCGATTATTTAATTGATATAATTATAACTCTACTGGCCTTTGTTTTCATTATGAAAGGTGAATTTACATGGAAAAAAACAATAGGTTTACCATTGATGATAATGGGAATGTATTTAATTAATGTATAATTATTTTCTAGATTTTTTTATTTTTCTTGATTTTTTTTTTTTCTTCATTTTATTAATTTTCTTTGATTTTTTTGCTTTTCTTGATTTTCTTACTTTTTTTGATTTTTTATTTTTCCTCATTTTATTAATTTTCTTTGATTTTTTTGCTTTTCTTGATTTTCTTACTTTTTTTGATTTTTTACCACCACTCATTTTATTATGTAATTTTAGTTGCTTCATACAAAAATCTAACATAGCATCTGCATTATGTTCACCTTCATAATCTTTTATATTGCCATTATTAAGAAATCTAATAGTAGGATATCCTACTACATTTTTCAAATAATTTGATTCTATCTTTGGCATTACGGTATCGTCTATTTTCATAATATTAGCATCTATATTTTCGTCCTTTATTTTATCATGTAATTTTTCTAATTCTGGAAGCAATCTTTTACAATGTCCACACCATTCTGCTTTTACAATTATAAATGTCGGTTTTTCATCAACTTTTAAATCAAATAATTTTGGATTGTCATTATCTACATCCAATATACTCATATAATATATATTAATATAATGTTGTTTATCAAAAATTATATAATTTTATATATATATGTCAAAATTAGCTATTATAATTAGTATTTTTATTTTAGGTTTAATTTTTATGATAATTAATAAACCAAAATCTATTTTTGAATCTTTTACAAATAATAAACGCAAATATAGATGCCCCAATATTCTTATACAAAAAGATAAACATATATTTTTATATAACTCAGAATTAGCACCTGTTCCTGGAGTAAATCCTATTATGTTTGATAATTTAAATGAATATGTTGAATTTACTAAATGGCAAAGAAGTCAAGGTATAAGATGCCCAGCATTATTTTTACAACATTCATATAATGCTCAAGGAAGATCTGTATATAAAGCTAGACCTTCTCCAACAGAATTACAAGGTGGTCTTGAAGAAGGTAAAGTAACTGAAAAACGAACTTTAGCACCAAAAACACTTCTTTTAAATGCTACGCGAAATAATCCACCATATAATAATAATCAATATCCAGGATATGATCCCAACAATCAATATATTGGTCTATCTACACCTTTAGATAAAATAACTAATGAAGCTGATGGAATTAGTCCAAATCCAATGGATACAAACTGGGGTGGTGATAAATATACAAATCAGTTAATAAAACAAGGATATTATAAGGGTAGTGAAGTTAAACTAGCGGTTGCTTAAAAAATAATTAATGCTTATCAATAAATTTCATTGTATTTTTTAAATACGCTTTTAAATTTTGTAATAAATTAATTTCTTCTAAATATTTTTTGGCTTCTTTATCATCTTTATTTGCTAAAGCATTTCCATATAAAATTGTTAATTGCAATATTTTAAGATCAGTATTAGTATCTATTTCTATAATAGAATCTTCATATTCTCTTTTATATTTTTTTATCAATAAACTATCGGCTAATCTATCATTATTTTCTTTTAAATGTTTATCTAAATTTGAAAATAAATCATCTTGAATATTTAAAGGTTTTTTAACATTAGTTAAACCTTCTATAATACTATTTTGTGTATTTAAAACACTTTTTACAATATAAATAAAAAATAGTGCTACTGTGATTACTCCTAAATATCTATATATATCGTCTTCTTTTAACATTTATATATATAAATAATAATATTAATGCTAATATTTATAATAAATATGTTTTAATATTTTCAATTGTGTTTTTTCCTATTTTTCTCTCACTATTTTTATTTTTAACTTTTAAATTTTCTAAACATTCACTATTTTCTCTCAAATTTTTTATTAAATTTTCAATATTTTTATATTCATTTAATATACATTTTGCTGTATTTATACTGACATTCGGTATTTGAGATAACATAATTTCACTAATATTTTCTTTTGTAATATGAGATTTTTTTGATGTTTTTATGTGAGAAACATAGTCATTATTATCTTCATTTTTTTTACTTTCATTACTTTCAACAGTTTCCTCGTGAATTCTATTATTTATTGGATTTATATTCTGATAAAATGGCTTAATTGATTTGTCTTTTACTAATTTTTGAAAAAAAAATATTATAAATTCAGCACTCTCTACAATACCTGATGTATGTAGGAGAGAGAAACCTTTTGAATAACTTAATGAAAACATGGCAGAATAAACTGTCTTTTGGATAGTTTCATTATATTGTTTTCTAGTATTTAATAATGTTCCTTCTATTAAGTAAAAAATATTATGATTATGTAAAGGGTATTCTTGTAATCTAAATGATTGTTCACTATAGCGACCATCTTTTATACTAGAAATTAAATCAGAAATACTTTTTCTCTCAAAAATTAGCACTATATTATCATGATCATCTAGAAAAATGATATCTCCTATTTCCAAATTTTTTAATTCTATATTTTCTATTTTATCTTGTATCAAAGTTTTTAATTCTTTTGGCTCTCTATTATCTATAACTAATTTCATTACAATTAATGTAATTATTTTTTTAAATTATATATTAATATTTTTAAATTATATATTATATTAAAAATTTTGCATATAATAATACATTAATTAAGATAATATACCAGAAACAAGAGCACAGTCTAGTATGTAAGGTATAGTTTTTAATGTTGAAACTACACTATTAATAATTATCATATTACTACCATTTACAAGTTTTGAATTATTTTTTAAATCGTTAATAAAGTGTTTTAGAGGTGTCAACACCTTTTTTTCTTAAGCAATCTAACAACTATTTTACATAGTAAGAATATTTTTTATTACGATATTAACAATAAAAAATATTTAAATACATATATATATACTATATATATAGGAATGAACTTTGAAGAAAAAATTAATGATGAAGATATTTCTCATATTAATGGAGAATTAGTATTTAATCCATATAATAATAAAAATATTGAGATTACATTGAATGATATTCAATCTATTCTCAAAAAATATGGAGTTAATTATACAATCAAAAATATTGAATTATTTAAAAGAGCATTTATTCATAAATCTTACTGTAAGAGACCTATGTTAGAAAATAAAGCTTCTGAAATAAGTATTGTCGATAAGCCATATGATTGTTTACCTTTAAAAACAAAATCGAATGAAAGATTGGAATTTATTGGAGATGGTATTTTAGAATGTATTACAAAATATTACTTATATCGTCGTTTTCCAAAAGCAGAAGAGGGGTTTATGACAGAAAAAAAAATTGCTCTTGTTAAAAATGAACATATTGGCAAATTAGCATATGAATTAAGATTACATAAATGGTATATTATTTCAAAACATGCTGAGGAGAAAAATACTAGAACCAATATGAAAAAATTAGGTTGTTTATTTGAAGCGTTTCTTGGTGCTTTATTTTTAGATGTAAATAAAATAACTATCAAAGACGAAGATAAATGGTTTGAAAATATATTTGTAACAGGGCCAGGTTTTCAAATGACACAAATTTTTGTTGAAAAAATTTTTGAACAACATGTAGATTGGACAAAATTAATTAATACAGATGATAACTATAAAAATCAATTACAAGTTATCATTCAAAAAGAATTTAAAATTACACCCGAATACCTTGAAATTTCTCATGATCAAGAATTAGGTTATGAAATGGGAGTATATATTTGCATTGGACAATCCATACATAATATTGATATAGCGAGCGCTATTGATTTTGATAATTTTAATAATTTTACAAATATTCATAAATATTTGGAAAATAATGAAAAAGTATTAGTATTTTTAGGAAAAGGATTACATAAAATTAAGAAAAAAGCGGAACAAATTGCATGTGATGAAGCTATTAAAAAAATTATGTAAAAAATATTTTATAAATTTATTTTTTCGGTTTTTCAATTTTAATAAATGGTTTTGGACTATGACTTTCATGCATTTCATATTTTTTTATATTATTATAAAAATCGCCTGTATTATCTGTTATTTTATAATTTCCATTAAAAAAATTAATTCTTTCTTTTGAATTTTGCGAAAATATAAAATTATAATAATCAGCGTCTAAATTATAATTTTTTTTTACTAGTTGAGTAGATAATCTTCTTAGAAAATTCATACTTATATAATATTGAATTATATATAACTTTAAATAATAATTATAATTATTTTAGTCGCACTTACTTTATATAATAAATAAATTAAAAATATAATAATAATATTAATAATTAATATATGTCCAAAGAATTATTAGAAAAATTAAAAGTAAAGCCTATTCCTGAAAAAATACCAATAATAAATGTAGCTGTAAAAAAACCAGCTGAAAAACAAGATATTCAATTAAAAACAAAAGTAGTAGACAAACGAGAAACTGCTAAATTAAATAGGTCTTACATATTAAATAAATTAAATTATAAAGGCGATATTCAAACGATAAATCCTTTAGAAAAAAAAGAAGAAATTAAAAAAGAAATAACTGAAAAAAAAGCACCAATCGAACCCCAGCTAGTTATTACAAAAAAGAAAAAAATTAAAAAACTTAAACTTGAAACTGATATTCCTGAAATAAAAGAAACCAAAGAAAGAAAAACTGTTATACCAACAGAGACTATTATTGAAGGTAAAGAAAGCTTATTAGAAATAGATAATATTAAATCGCGCTTACCTGAAAAAGAGAAAAAGGTTTTAATAAGAGCTTCTTCATATTATATGAATAATAGAGAATTATTTATTAACTTTATATCATCATTATTTGAACCTTATAAAGAAGAAATATCTAAAGATAAGGGTGTTATTTCTTGTGACTCAAAAAACGCGGAATTCTCTTTATTAACACATCAAAAAATAGTTAGGGATTATATTAATTTATATACACCATATAGAGGTGTATTATTATTTCATGGTCTTGGTTCTGGTAAAACATGTTCATCAATTGCTATAGCAGAAGGTATAAAAACTGATAATCAAATAGTTGTTATGACTCCTGCTTCATTAAGAGTTAACTATATTGAAGAATTAAAAAAATGTGGAGATAAAATTTATAAAAAAAATCAATTTTGGGAATTTATTGATGTAAGTAAATATCCTGAATTAGTAGAACCTTTGTCGCAAGCATTATCTATACCTGTAGAATATATTAAAAAACAAGGTGGTGCTTGGTTAGTTAATATTAAAAAACCAGCCAATTATGAATCTTTATCAACAACGGAAAAATTAAGTTTAGATTATCAAATTAATGAAATGATTAGAATTAAATATAGATTTATTAATTATAATGGTCTTAGAAAAAGTCACCTTGATCAATTAACTCAAGGAGGAACAATTAATCCATTCTCTAATAAAACTGTTATTGTTGATGAAGCACATAACTTTGTATCAAGAATTGTTAATAAAATGAATTCTCCTTCATCACTATCTATGCAATTATATAATTTTTTAATGACGGCCGATAATTGTAGAATAGTTCTTTTAACAGGAACTCCGATTATTAACTATCCTAATGAAATTGCTATATTATTTAATATTTTAAGAGGTAAAATTAAAACATGGTATATTAAACTCTCTATCAATGATAAAAGAAAAATATCGCAAGAAACTATTCTTGATATCTTCAAAACAAATTTTGTTTTAAAAAATATGCTAGATTATGTTAACTATAAACCTACATCTACTACCTTAGAAATAACTCGTAATCCTTTTGGATTTTTAAATGATTATGATCCAGATGATAAAAAATATCAAGGTGTAAAAATAGACGTAAATGGCAATGTTGATGATGAAACTTTATTGAAAGAATTAGTAAATACATTGAAAGAAAATAATATTACGGTTATATCAAATTCTACTCATGTAGAATTATACGATGCATTACCAGATAAATTAGATGATTTTACTAAATATTTTATTGCCGAAGATAATAAAGTAAAAAATATGAATTTATTTAAGAGACGTATATTAGGTCTTACATCATATTTTCCTGATATAGATGCTCTCTTACCTGAATATAAAAAAAGTAGCGACTTTATAGTTAAAAAAATACCAATGAGTGATTTCCAATTTGGTGTTTATGAAGAAGCTCGTGTTCAAGAACGTAAACTGGAACAAAGTAATGCTAAAAAACGAAAACAAGGGCAAGGAAAGGAAAATATTTATGATGATGCTGTATCGACATATCGTATTTTTTCAAGAGCATTTTGTAATTTTGTTTTTCCAAAACCAAATATAACTCGCCCTCTTCCAAGAGATGGACAGGATTTATCTACTACTATATTAAAAGACGTTGCTAATGAAAATTTACTAGATGCTCATACTCCTAATCCCGATGAATTTAATGCTGAAATAGAAAATATTGAAAATGTAGAAGAAAATGATGGAAAATTAGTAGAAAAAGAAAAAGATCATGAAACTGGAATGAAATATGAAGATAGAATTCTAAATGCATTACATAAACTAGAAGATAATGCGGATAAATATTTAACACCCGATGCTTTGCAAATTTATAGTCCAAAATTTTTAAATATATTAGAAAATTTACAAGATGATAAATTGAAAGGATTACATTTAGTATATAGTCAATTTAGAACATTAGAAGGTATTGGAATTTTATCATTAATTTTAAAAGCTAATGGTTTTGCTGAATTTAAAATAGTTAAAACAGATAAATGGATAATTGATATAGATCCAGCTGATTATGGAAAACCAAAATTTGTTTTATATACTGGCACTGAAACAGCTGAAGAAAAAGAATATATTAGAAATATATTTAATAGTAACTGGCAAAATATACCCAACTCATTGAGAGAAGAACTAGAAAAAATATCATCCAATAACTATTATGGTGAAATTATCAAAACTATTATGATTACAGCTTCTGGAGCAGAGGGAATTTCTCTAGAAAATGTTAGATATGTTCATATTACAGAACCTTACTGGCATCCTGTTCGAACACAACAAGTAATTGGTAGAGCCCGTCGCATTTGTAGTCATAAAAATTTAGAAAAAGACTTACAAACTGTACAGGTTTTCATGTATTTAATGACATTTTCACAAGAACAATTAGATAGTGATCGTTCTATTGAATTACGATTAAAAGATAAAAGTAAGAAGGATGGTGTTACACCATTAACTAGTGACGAAGCACTATATGAAATATCAAATATTAAAGAAGAAATAAATAGAGAATTATTAGTTGCTATTAAAGAATCATCTATTGATTGTTCTATTCATACATCTGGTGAAAATAAAGAAGGATTACAATGTTTTACATTTTCAAGTGGTGACCCTGATAAATTTGCTTTTACTCCATCTATTAATGATGAAGAAAGTGATTCTATTGGTGATGTTAATAAACAAGAAATTAAATGGAAAGCAGTTAAAGTTACTATTGAAGGAATTGCATATGCTCTTAATAAAGAAACCGGAGAAGTCTATGATTTAGATAGTTATAAACGTAAAAATCCTATATTAGTAGGACATTTAGAAATAGAAAAAGGTAAATATAAATTTAAACGCATATAAATATAATATTTATAAATAATTAATATATTTATAATACTGGTATTAGTTTTGTTATAAATTTTTTTGATCTTCTTTTTAAAAATTTGCCTCTCCTATAACATTTTTTAGTATTAAATCTTTTTTTTATCATAATTTCTTTTTCATCAATGTTAAATTTTTTTAAATTAGAAAACCGCAATCCATATATATATAAATTATTTATACTATGTAATCGTTTTTTTAAACAATTATCTACATGACCTACTTTTGTTCTTATTTTAATTCCTTCTGGAAATACAATTTTTATTGCTCCAATTCTACCAACCCCTGATAATGTAACATATTTATCTTTTTCAATTTCACATACTACTTCTGAGTTTATTGATTTAAATGGGCTATTTGTAAAAAAATTTGATAATAAATCAACATATCCATTTTTCTTTTCCATTTCTTTAATTTCTTTTTTATTTTTTCTTAAAAATTCTACACGTTTCTTTAATTTTTCTAATGCTGGTCCTCTATCTATAGAATGCAATAAATTTACATCTTTACTATTTACGGTTTCTATTTTTGATGTTGAATGAGTTCTTATATAATTAGCTGCTTCCCCTGCTGTTCTAATCATTAATAAAGTTAATGGTTCTAAATTTCTAGATAATTCTGGTATCTTTTCAAACCAATACCTCATTTTACTATTATTTCCTGCTTTTTTTGTTTTGTTATTATTTAATAACATATATATTATTTAATTATTAAATTTTTTTCAATTATTGATTTTTGATTTCTTAAAATAATATCTTGATTAGTTAAAACTTTTTGCAATAATTCCATTATATCATTATTAGTATATACTATCTGTGAATTATCTCTATCATTTTCATATTCATCTTCTTCATTGAAAGTAACTATCTTATTATTATTATTAATATTATTACTTTTTGATAAACTTTTAAAAAAATTATTGGTTAGTTTTTTTACTGGTTTAATTTCTTCATTATTTGCATTAATTTCATTGCTTGTTAACATGTTTATATTGTCTTTCTCTCTACTTATTCCTTTAATATCATCATTTTTATCATCGCCCTCGTTATTTATATTTTTTTTTTCTACTGCTGGTGGAATAATACTATTTATTTCTATTTCTCTCTCCGCAATCATTTTATTTAATACCGAATTTAAATTACTTTCTTTTATTGGTTCGTCTATTTTTTCTGTAAAATCGATTTCTGCAGGCGATGGTCGTTTTATTAATTCAATAAATTCTTTCTCTTTTTCTTTTAAATCTTTATCCATTTTTATTTTTATCTCTTCTAATGGTGTACTTATATGTTTAGAATTTTCTTTATATTTCTTTAAACGTTCAACTATTTCTGTTAAAACTAATTTATTTTTATTAGTTAAGTCTAAATTTTTTTTTGTATTAATAACATTTACAATTTGATCAAAATCATTTTTTATATTATTAATATAATTATTGCTTATATTATTAAATGCGCCTTGTTCATATAATAATTGCCACAACATTCCTTTATTTTCATTACTTGAAAAAACGCTCATATAAATATATTAAAATTCGCATAATATATTTATATTTATTACTAATTAAAATATATTTTTCTTAATTCTTCTACGTCTTTGTCTGGTATTCTTTTACTATTAAATTCACTAGGTGATTTATTAGTTGTTATCATTTGATTTAAAAAATATAAGGAATACATTCCACATTCAGTATTCGAATATTGATGTTCTTTTACATTAAAATATGTAGTAAAATCTATATTTGCTTCACTACCTTGTTTTTCTATTCTCTCTATCAAAGACATTATTTCTTTTGGAACTTTATCTCCATTACTATCAAAATAAAATATGAATTTTTTTTTTATATCAATAAATAAACTAACCCAATGTGAGCCAGATTTATTATGTGGATCAGTATTAAAAATTATACCTATTTTATTTTTTCCATCTTTTAATTGTTTTATTATATTTAAATTACATAATTCATTCCATACACACTCTCCAAATAATAATTTTTTATCAAAATCAATCGGCGATGGCCCTATAAATATAAAATTTGGATAATCCGCTTCATATTGTTTCATTGCCTTCTCTATATCAATACTAGATAACCATTCATTTGGATTTTCTTTCCAACTTTTTGGAGCATATGGAGCATGAGTATTATTTAATAATTCACCATCTAAGTTATTTTCCATAAATTTTTGCTTTATCCAACATCTTTCCGTAGAACATACTTTTTTTAAATTATTTTTTAACTGTTCCCATATTTCCCTAGTATCATTAGTATGTATTTCTTTATCTGGATGACGTTTATTCCACATTTTTTTTATTTTTTCTAATGATTTTTTACTATAACAAGTAAAATGTTTTTCTTTATTAGAACTACAATTTAATATTCTAAATTTTTTTTTTGTTTTTATTTTATATTTTTTTTTCTTAATTGCCTTTTTTATTGTTTTATTATTTCTAACAGTTTGTCCCATTTATATATTATCTACATTTTTCTTTTTTACTCCTTTATATCTAAGGTATTCTTCTTGTAAATTTGCCTCTCTTTTATTTGGTAATATTTCTCTTTTTATAACATTTTTAACTTTTACAAAATTATCTAGATTTATTCTTTTTTTTTCTTCTTTTAATAAAATATTATCAATATTACGATACTTATTTAATTCATTATTATCTACATTATTATCTACATTATTAGATATATAATAATTATCACTTATATTATATTCTTCATAATCTCCTTGTAAAATATCTTTTGTATCATTGAATTTATATTCTTCTATTAAACATTTCATAAAACTTATACATGCTAGTTTACTTTTATCAAGTGTGCTAATTTCTAAAGTTCCACTTGTTATATCTTTACATAAATCTTTTATGTATTGGCTTATTCTTTTTTTATAAAATTTTATATCATCATTAAATTCTTTATTTAATATTGAGTTATTTTTTGAAATTTGATTTTGTAAATTAGGATTTAATAAATATTGTATTGTTACATTTTCTATATATTTTTTAGAACTCATAATATTTGTTATTAAAAATAATTATTATTTATAACTATTAAATAATAATTACATATTTTTCAATTGTTGTCTAGTATGATTATAAAAATTATCTTTTCCTAATTTCCCTAAATCTCCTAACTCTGTATTATTAAATTTATTTTGCTCAAATAAATATGGAAAAGGTTGTATTACATTTTGATTTTCAAAACTTTCTCTATTATATAAACCACTTGAAGAAGGTGGAATATATTGACTAGATGTTGAATTTGATCTTGGATATAATTGGTTTCTTAATACACTTTCGCTATTTACATTTGAAGCAAATTCGCTCCATTTTGTTTTATAACCCATTTTAATAATATCATTTTCAATTGGTTTTGTTATTGGATACTTTTGATATTTTGTGCTTTGTGACCGGTGTTCAAATACAGGGTTATAATATTTTAAAGATATATTTCTGTCAAGTATTCTTTTATTGAGTTCTTCAGTTCTCTCTAAATTACATAAATAATTTGTTCTTCTTTCACTCATATATATTTTATACTATTATAATAAATCGTCTTAAAGATATTAATATAAATATATATTAATATATTAATATATATGTGTGGAATATTTGGAGTTTTAAATAATTCACTAACACCTGCAAATGTTATTACAAATCAAATTATTGATGATGGTTTTAATAAAGCAAAGCATCGAGGTCCAGATAATTCATCAATTAGAAAAATAGATAATGTTATTTTTGGATTTCATCGTCTAGCAATTAATGGATTAAATACACTTTCTGATCAACCAATTATTATTGATAATATATATTTAATTTGTAATGGCGAAATTTATAATTACAAAAAAATATATGAAGAATTAAATATTACTCCACAAACTAATTCAGATTGTGAAGTTATTATTCATCTATATAAATTATATGGAATTCAAACATTATTAAATTTGTTAGATGGTGTTTTTTCATTTATTCTATATGATAAAAACCAAAAAAAATTATTTGTTGCTAGAGATGCTTTTGGCGTTCGCCCTCTTTATATTTTACAAAATAGAGATGAAATAACCAAACGTTACAATAGTGGTTGGTTAAATGCTCATCTTATCTCTTTTTCATCTGAATTAAAACAATTAAGTGATATTTATCATCATATTAATACTGTTAGTGAAATTGTTACTCTTAAACAATTTACACCTGGAACATATATGGAATTTTCAGTTTCTATTAGTAATAAATGGTATCTTTCTCATCATAAAAGATTTTTCAATTATCCTTTAAATAATTTATCATATAAAGTTACTGAAGAAACTGTAACACAATTGATAAGTAATTTTTTTACAGATGCTGTTAGAAAGCGTATTGAAACTACTGAACGCCCGATTGCCTGTCTATTATCAGGTGGACTAGATAGTAGTATTGTAGCCGCTATTGTTTCTAAATATTATGATAAACAATTAGAAACATATAGTATTGGATTACCTGATTCAGAAGATTTAAAATATGCTAAAATTGTATCTAATTACCTTGGAACAAAACATACTGAAATTGTTGTAACCGAAGAAGATTTCTTCAATGTTATCCCTGAAGTAATTTATATGATAGAAAGTTATGATACAACAACTGTTAGAGCTAGCGTTGGTAACTATTTAGTAGCTAAATATATTTCCAATAATAGCGATGCTAAAGTAATTTTTAATGGAGATGGTAGCGATGAACTAATGGGTGGTTATTTATATATGAATAAAGCTCCTAATCATCTAGAATTTGATAAAGAATGTAAGCGACTTTTAAGTGATATTTATCTATATGATGTTCTAAGAAGTGATCGATCAATATCAACAAACGGATTGGAACCTAGAACACCTTTTCTTGATCGTAATTGGGTCGAGTTATATCTAAATATCCCATCTCGGTTACGTTTCGAAAGTAATAAAAAACAGGAAAAATATTTATTTAGAAAAGCATTTGAAAATAGTAAATTATTACCAAATGAAATTTTGTGGCGAAGAAAAGAAGCTTTTAGTGATGGAGTTAGTAGTTTGCAAAAATCATGGTATCAAATTATTAATGATAAAGTAAATGTAATGAATATTTCTGTAAAAAATTATGAAGATAATAATCCTAAAACAAATGAACAGCGATATTATAGAGAATTATTTGAAAAATATTACAAAAATCTTAGCTACAATATTCCTTATTTTTGGATGCCAAAATATATTAATGCTAAAGATGCTAGTGCTAGAACTTTATCAATTTATTAATATTTATAATTATGAATAATAATATTATTATTAATTATATGAATTCTAATTTTTTTTTATATACTGGAATTATAACCGGAATTTATACTCTTTTTGCTTCATTTAGATATTATTCTCTTACTGGATCTAATCTTATTTCTTGTAGTAAAGCTAAAAAATTTATAAAAAATAAAAAAATAAAATATATTATTGATGTTAGAACACTTTTAGAATGGAATTGGGGGCATTATATAAATTCCTTACATATTCCCATTCAAAATATAAATAAAAGTATTTTAGATAGAAAAATTTCAAATAAGAATGATGGAATACTTGTATATTGTAATACGGGACAAAGAGCTAGAAATGCCGCTGAAAAAATAATATCTTATGGTTATAATAATGTTTATTACATCGATAATGTATATACATGTCTTTATTGATTATCTATTTATTTATAATTTTATTGTAATATATTATATAATATGATTGAATATTTAATAAAATTAACAGAAAATAAATGGCATCGAAAAATATATTATTTTTTAAGTTATTTCACTATTTTCTTATATATTATAACATTTATTGGTTTATCTTTCAATGCTCCAAAATATTTATTATTTTTACAAGAAATTATGAAAATATATATATCTATTATTCTTATTTTGAGATTTAATCCATATTATAAAATAGATTTTAATAAAAATACTTATGAATTTGATAGAAAAATCGCATTTAGTTCAGGATTATTTTTATTATTAACAACTGGAGTTACGACATATATTCGTTATATTTTAAATAATATTGACTTTAATTATCTTAAATTGAATTAATTTTATTATATATAATTAATATAAAATTAATTAGTTATAATGATTTCTTCATTGAAAAATATATTTTATTATTTATATTATATAATTTATAAAAATTACGAGATCCGAACTATTGAGCGTATTAATTCCAATGATACTTTTGTTATTTATTTATCTGATGATGATTTTGAGTAAATATTATTTAAATTTATATAAATTTTTAATCTCTTATTTTTAATCTCTTATTTTTAATGTGTTATTTTTAATAATCTTTCTTTTATAACTTTTTCTATTATTATGATCATTGAAAAAATTTTTTATATGAGAAAATAATTTTTTACTAACTATTTTATCTACTTTGTATTCTTCTTCATCCTTTATCACAACTTTATAATTATATTTTTTATATAGAATATTCATTTCTTTTATAAAATTTTCATCTATAAATTTATGTGAATTTATATATCTTTTTATCATGTCATCAAAATATATGTTATATACATATGGTTCTACTTTAATATAAAAAACTCTATCATCTACCATTTGCTCATGATATTGATCATCTACAAAACAAATTTCAATATTTTTTGGTAGTTTTACACAACGAAACAAATCTTCTACACTTTTATTATGTGATGTTCTATTTAATTCAATTCTTTTTCCATCTACTTTAAATGCTGCTATTATTTTATCAAAAACTTTATTATTTAATTTATATTCAAAATAGTTTTTTATATTTTCTACCCAATATTTCTCTCCTTGATTATTAGTATATATCATTACCTTATAGCACTTATTTTCTTCTTTTTTTATTAATATATATTTTAAAATAGATAACATATATGGTCTAATAAATTCTGGATATAAATCTAATATTTTAAAAAATTCTTCCTTTTCTATTTTTTTATTATAATATTCTTCTAGGCAATCTATAAATATTCCTAATTCTACAAAATAACCTAGTGTTTCATCTAAGTCAAAAATAATTACGGGATTATTATTACGCATAATATAGTATAAGAATTTTTTTTTTACAACAATTATAACTCATTAATTATAAGTTATTTTTTCAAATAAAACTGTAAAACAGTATATTTTTTTCTTCCCATATATTATGAATCCTACATATCAAGATTATAAGACAATTTTAAAGTTTTATAAAATAAAAAATATTGAAAAATTATCTAAAAAAGAAATAAAAAAATATGCAGAAGATATAATAGCTCAAAAATTATGTAGTTGTATAAAAAAAGTTACTATAAGTAATAAAATGCCCGAACCATCAGCAATAGCAATATGTAAAGATTCAGTTTTAAAGCGGAAAAAATTAAAAATAAATAGATTTACATGTAAAAATAAACCAAAACTTATTCCAAATAAAAAAACTAGAAAAAATATGCAAAAAATTATATAATATACAAAAATAAATAATATTCTTACAAAAATTATTATTTATTTATCAATATATACTTTATCGCATACATTTTTGATAATTTTCTCTCTACATTCATTAATATCTGTGCTACATTTTGTTATTAATCTTATATATTCATCTTTTAATCTATCATTATTCATATAATTTGGATTTGCATCAGTCCACTCTTTAATTGATTGTATTTGTTTATGTGATAATTTTCTTAATGCTAAATTCAATTCTTCATGTTCATTATCTTTTTTCCATGATGAATTACTGCTTCCTGGGTCATCACTTTTTATATATAATGTTTCCCGTTTTTTGTCTGTGCAATGCAAAGGTCTTTCATATAAAGATAATTTATTCATGTTATCAATTATTAAATTAGTGATTCCTTCTCCTAAACCTTTATTTGATGTTGTTAATAAATTTTTTAGAGAAACTTCAATTGAATCTATAAATTTTTCTATTGAAATAGCATGTTTACATTGTTCGTTTAAAAATACATTTATATTAAATTTATTTTTAGTCATATTATTAGTTGTATTATTTATTGTATTTCCTATTTTAGGAAGTAATTCACCTATTTGCTTTTGCTGTTCAAAAATAATATTTTTCATATCTTTATTATCATTTACTAAACTTAAAAGTAATTTTTTATAATCAACATTGTTTTCATCTGTTATAAGTGAATTATTATTTTTAATATTTATTTTCTCTCCATTTTCTTTTATTTCATTATTATCTTCTACTGTATTATTTGTTTTTTTTTCTATATAATTACATTTCTTTTTATGATTATATAGTGACGGTTTATGTTTATAAATTTTACCACAAACACACTGAAATGGTTTGGGGATTTTTGGGGATTTTTCATTAGTATAATTAGTATTTTCATTATTTTTATGTTTAATGGTTGTTAAATGTTTCATATAGTCTTTTTTATTACACGTATTATAGTTGCAACAAATACATTCGAAATATTTGGGGATTTTTTGGGATTTTTCGTTAGTCATTCGTTAGTATAAAATACTAATAAAAAATCCCTAAATTATTTTTGAAAATTATTTTAAAAAAAATTCAGTAACACTTTTTATTTTTCATAAAAGAAAATAAGACCATTATGCTCTAAAGTCATTTTTTCATTTTTTTTTGCCAATTCTCAAATCGAAAAATGAAAATTGGACATTTTTTTGTCCATTTTTGAAAAATGAAATTGAGAATTCAAAAAAAAGAAAATAATGCAATTTTGCTAGGATAACACCATAAATTAAAATTATTATGTAATTATTTTACAAAATGAAACCTTTTAAGTAACAATTAAAATATATTTTCTATATTTAATATAACTTTTCTTTTCTCCAATAAAATATAATTTAATAATTACTTATAATTTTTTTACAATTCATTATTAATAATGAATCAAGAAGCTATGCAATTTTTAAATCATTCTCTTAATAATGAGAATAATGAATCTATTAATAATTTAACTTCTGAACTTATCAAAGAGAGAAAAGAAACTATATTAAATGAACTACCCATTAGAAAAAAAGAATTAAGTGTTTTAACTCAAAAATTGAAGGGGTATAGATATGTGGAAGAATTGCAGGAATTACATATTGGTTGTTATATACGCTGGATTAAATTGAAAAACCCAGAAGATGAAATAAAATTAACTAACGGAGCTTTACTATGTGATATAAAAATAGAAGACAACATATTATTACTATGTAAAAATAATATGAATCGAATATTTAATGTAAATATGTCAGAAAATTTAATTTTTCAAAAATTAACTGATCAAGAAAAAATTATTCTTTACGCTATTGATTATTTAAATAATTAAATTTTTATATATTTTTTATCAATTCCAGTTTTTGTATATCTATGATGATCTAGGCATAAACTAGCATCATTATCGCCTTTTTTCTTACATAATACATTTTCGTGCGCTTTAGGTATTAAACCTTTTTCAATCGCCTGTTCTATTGTAATCGCATTTATATCACAACCATTGCGAATTACATTCATTGGAAAATGATTTTTTGATAATGTTGTTGGTAAATTATTTTTATATTTCATAAATGCACCTTGTAAATATTGACTTTGAGGTATAGCTCCTTTGCCATTCAATGTTTTAGCATAATGGCCACCTGAACAAACAGATACACCATGACCTTGTATCATTCTTTTGCTTCCAACAAACCACGAGCACGGGAAATCTGAATTACATAAATATTTAAAACCATCGTAAGGACCGTTCTCTAAATAGGCATTATAATGAGTTATTGAATCATTATTAGAATGCTTTGCTTTTATGTATTGTCCTTGCGTATGATGTTGTTGATATCCATTATCGATTGGTTGAACCCAATTAATAGGAGGAACGATCGGATTGCCTGCTTCATCATATGTAATTCTATCCTTGTTATAAGCACTGTGCAATGTTCCAATATATTTAGTTTCAATCATTCCTTTAGTATTTTTAACAGATGTTTTAACACTTTCGTCATCATTTTTAGCACAACATAATCCATTAAAGTGTAAGTTGCGTTCATATGTTCCTACTTTAGATGTTGATAAATTTAATCTTCCTCTCCATCCCCCTCCATGTCCCATTGGTTCTGTTCCTCTAAACGGTGTTTTTACTTGACGCCTTCCTAAATTAGTAGTTTTACCCATTGAAGGAACTCTTAATGTTCCATTCAAAGCAAACCCTAAGTGTCCTTTACCAGATATTGGAGCATTTCTAGGATTCGCATTATTAGTTTTTCTTTTTAAAGTTGCTAATGACATTACTTATTATAATATAATGTTATAATAAATAATTAAAAAAATACTACATTATTACATGCCCCCCCACATCTTCCTGAATGTGGTTTATCCATAGTTCCTGGTTTTAATTGAGCACGACGTGCTAATGCTCTTCTTATACCTGGATTTGATGCTCTTCCACCACTTTGAACTCCAGAACCTGGTATATAAACATTGAATAAATTAGTAGGTCTATTATATTGTAATGCCATTTGAGAAAGCGTTTTTCTAGAACCACCACCTATAATACCTATTTTGCCTGGATAAGACATATATATTTATCTAAATAAAATAAATATATATTTAAAAGGTAGAACCGCCAAAAAGACTAAAACCTTCATTTGCTGCCATTGGTTCAAAATTACCCCCTGGTGTAGCTGCATCGACTAGAGGTGTATTTGGACCTTGAAACATTTTATTAAAATTTGGCCCTTGATTTAAATTATTGTTATGAACTTGATTTATATGCTGAGTTTCTGTCATGCCATTCATTGTTTCGGGATTAATATTCATAGTTGTTGTAGGTGGACCTGATAAATTTACTTGATTTAATCTATCTGCTTGACTAGGTTGATGTTGTCCGTTTGAAATAGGCTGTTTTGTTTTATAATCTTTTTTTCCTTTTGGTTCTTCCCTGTTACCTTCCCAGATATCAAGTAATCTCTCTAAAAGAATATTTATTTTATTTCCTAATTTAGTTTGCATTGTAAACAAACAAATGAATAAAGGAATAATAAAGTTAATCTCATTAAATGTTGGGTAATTAGATTCGGAGTATGTGGGTATAAATCTAATTATTCTATTTATGAACCAAATAGATAACAAGATTAAAGAAATAGTTCCAAAAACTTCAAACAAAATTTCTAAAGTTCCTTTTGTTGGATCCTCCTCTGGGCTTATACGATTAATTGATTTGAGAGATAAAATCACCAATGGGATTGCTAAAAAAGAATATTGAAAATAGTTGATCATTGTATTTTTGTTGTCTTCTTCAAAATTAAATACATATGAAAAGAATCCTTCTTTTTTAGATATTTTATCATCATTTTCTTTAATACTTTCCATTATGTTTTATAAAAAGAAATTAAAAATATAAATAAAGATAATATAAATGCTAAAAATAGGATTGGAGTCGTTAAAGTATGGAGAAAGTAAAAATCTAGAAGATAAACACGATGAATATCAGTATATTAATTTAATTAAACATATATTAGATTATGGAACTATGATAGAAGGGCGTAATGGAAAAACTTTAACAATTTATGGTTCATCTATGCATTTTTCTCTTGAAAATAATACATGGCCACTTCTTACATCAAAAAAAGTAGCTTGGAAAACATGTGCTAAAGAATTATTTTGGTTTTTGAAAGGTTCTACATCTAATAATGAACTTCAGGAGCAAAATGTTCATATTTGGGACGGTAATGGAAGTCGAGAATTTTTAGATAGTAGAGGATTAACACATCTAGAAGAAAATGATTTAGGACCGATTTATGGTCATCAATGGAGATTTTTTAATGCTCCTTATAAAAATTGCAATACTGATTATAATAACAAGGGTATAGATCAGATTAATTATATAATTGATTCTTTAAAAGATCCAAAAGAAAGATATTCCAGAAGATTAATTTTATCAGCATGGAATCCTCAACAATTAGATGAAATGGCATTGCCACCTTGTCATGTATTGGCCCAATTTAATGTTATAGATAATAAATTATCTTGCTCTCTATATCAAAGAAGTGGTGATGTAGGTTTAGGAGTTCCTTTCAATATAGCATCTTATAGTTTATTAACTCATATAATTGCTAAACATTGTGATTTAGAAGCGAATGAATTTATTTATCATTTAGGAAATTGTCATATATATGATGACCACATAGAACAGCTCAAAAAACAATTAGATAATGTATTATACCCTTTTCCAAAAATTTCTATTTTAGAAAAATATGATAATATAAATAGTTATAGTATTAAAGATATTAAAGTAGAAAAATATGAATGTAATAATGTTATAAAAATGGAAATGCGAAAATAATAAGATATTAAGATATTTAATAAAAATATATGAGTAATTCAGCATCAATCGCAGCAGCTAAAAGAAGAAGAGGCACACCTCAAAATCCACCAGTTGCATCATCTGGCTCATCTAGAACTATTAATCGTGTCCAAAGTGAACCTTCTTTAGAAAATATAGAAAAAACACAAAAAAGAATTAGTCCTATTCAAATATTAGGAATGCACGAAAATAGATTAGAATTTTTAGAAAGACAACATAACAATATTGCTTTGGCTTTAAATCAATATCCAAATCCAAATGAAGAAAAAATTATAACATTAAAAGATTTAGAAGATTTTAGACAAGCTTTTCAAAAACTTTCTTCGAGTGAAAAAAAATTAGAAGAAGAAAATCTAAACCTACAAAAAATTAAAAAAGAAGTTTCAGAAGAATTAACAAAAACACAACTAAATAATTTAGCAAGTAAAAAAGATGTTGATATACTTATTACTTCAATGAGAAAAGAAGTATTAAACGAAAGTTTTAAAACCTTAGAAGATAAAATAAATGCTTTAAAAATATCTAATAATGAAGTATCTTCATCAACATCATTTTCAAAAGAAATTCAAGAAGTTACGAAAACTTTAACAAAAAAAATAGAAGATTCTATTCCAAAAAATACAGTTACTTTAAAACAATTAGATGATGTTAAGATTGAGCTTAATAAAAAATTTGATGGAATGCAAATACCACAAAATACAGTTACTTTAAAACAATTAGATGATGTTAAGATTGAGCTTAATAAAAAATTTGATAGAATGCAAATACCACAAAATACAGTTACTTTAAAACAATTAGATGATGTTAAGATTGACCTTAATAAAAAATTTGATGGAATGCAAATACCGCAAAATACAGTTACTTTAAAACAATTAGATGATGTTAAGATTGAGCTTAATAAAAAATTTGATGGAATGCA